TTGGGCAGATGCAACATTATTTCAACCAATTTGACCTTGAAAATGCAGGACTTCCAAGCAATGTAAAAGAGTTGTTATCTAAAGTAAATGACTACGAAGTTCAAAGTATCACAATCGGACGTAATTCGGTTCAATCTCTAATCCAAACTGCTTTACGAACTCTTTCACAAGTAAAGTTTGATAATATTTTTCATTTATTTCTCGTTTTTAACTGCTCCAATGGTAAGAAAGTGCTACTTGAAAAAAATGCTCGTATCAACATGAGCATGACCATTCCAAAAATGGAAGATAGTATGCTGATTACTAATGTACCCCACTATACAATCAAGGAATATATTCGAAAAACGAAAGAATTTATGGGGTCGAATTTTATACCTTATGACCCTGACAGAAATAACTGTCAAAATTTTTGTCTGAGCGTGTTTCAAGCAAACGGAATTCAAGAAGCACACGATTTTATCAAACAAGATACTTCGGAAATTTTTAGAGATAAAGGATGGTTATCAGGTACTGCAAAAAGCGTAACCGATTTGGGTGGAAGATTCGATGTGGTTTTACGAGGAGGAATAATAAAACAGATGAGAGCAGGTAAGCTCAGTAATGAACTCACAGATTCTGATATTATGGACTTGGCGAAACAATTCAAAATTCCTCATTTCAAAGGATGCTTTATAAAAACAGAAATTCCAAAACTAAAAGTTGGTGAGTCTGTTATCATCAATCTAAATGGTCACTCACACTGGACTGCGTTGATTCGGTTAGATGAATATTTTTATTTTGATAGTTTCGGAATTATTGCTCCAAAAGAATTGGATAACTTAACGTATATTTATAACGAGGTTGATTTGCAAAGTATGGCATCGTCTGCCTGCGGATGGTATTGTTTGGGTTATTTGATTTCAATGAATCGTGGTGGTAATAGTGAAGTTATGTTTCGTCAATTTCTAGACGCTTTTAAAGGTCCTGAAAAGAATGATACGACACTCAAAAAAAGATTCAAGTTTTAATGTCTTGTAAAAAATTCTTTTTCATTTTATTTTGACGAAGGTCAAGCAATAAAAAACATCTCGGTTCGGATGTAATGACTTGATGTAACCCTTTGAACTGATCCTTTGTGATTCCATTTACATGATTTTTATGTATTGTTTCAACACTTCGTGCATCTTGAATTTTAAATAACCAAAAGTAATGTATATTACGACTAATATTTTTAGGAATGCTTGTGTAGTTTTGCGATTGAAAAATACAAGTGAATCCTGATTTCCTACCTGCACAGGCAAACTTGGCAAGTTTATCCATTCCCTTTTTATTGACCTGAAGAAAATCATCTACAATCATTAACTTTTCTGTTTCCTTTTCAAACGTTTCCAATGCTGGTATTTCTTCAACTGTATCGTACGTCATCACTTCTGGAATCTTTTCTTTTAAAAGTTTATAAAGCGGTTCGCTTGTTGCACTTCCTGAACCACTAAAAAGATGGATTTCAGTAAATTTTGGCGCACGAGATATAAAGTCAATTAATGCAGTGGATTTACCTGACCCTGATTGTCCTATCAATGCAATCATGCTACAGGGTTCGATTTCGTGGTTTTTGAACGTCTTATCTCGTTTGATTCCAGTGTTTTTGATTTCTTTATACCAATCTCTCACTTCAGACATATTATACGTTTATAATATATTTTTAAAAGTCTAACAAATACTATGTCTATCGTGTTTGCGTGTATTCCTGAATTGCTAAAGCCCAAGGTTAAAGAAGCCTTCCCTGATGTAACCTTTTTAAAGGTAGATGACCTTGATGCTTCAATGCATGGTAATCCAAAGACTCCTCGTAAGAAACGTGAGAAAAAAGTAAAGGAGGATAGTAATGATAGTAACGTGTCCCCATTGTCATGAGTTTGTTTGGATTGATGATATTGGATGCGGTATTTTTCGTCACGGATACGATAAAGATTTTAAACCAATATACCCTCATGCTTCTCAAGTTGAATGCGAACTCAAGACATTTTACGGTTGCGGAAAACCATTCAGAATTATTGCTCGTGATGTGGTAAAGTGTCAATACCTTTAACTACCAACTCAAGTTCCAACTTGCCCACGCTGGAGTGTACATCGGAGCATTAGCAAATCGACGATTTCGTTTTCTAAATGCTTGTCTTCTTTCTTCGTTTCCAGTCATTGTAAAATCGTCATAACCTTCTTGTCCGAAATGAACTCTTTTACCGTTATGGAAAAACATATACTTTTTATCTTTACGACTTGATGGATAAATTATCAATCCGTATTTTCTTGCTTTTGCATCCATATATTTAACGGATATAAAATAATGAACAATTTAAGAAAAGTTTCCAATATCATACTGTGTATCCGTTTGTTTGAAAAATCCTTCAATAAATCTGTGGTTACATTTTAGTGTCAGGTTTTGGTTTATTAATTCCTTCAAAATATTTTTGTTCGTCATTTTAGCACATCGTATTTTGTATCTAACAGGTTCTTTAGGACACTTACTGTAGCAATAGCAGGTATAATCTAATTTCACAATGATGACTGGTTCTGTTGAAACGACATCATCAAGGTCTTCAAGGGGAATAGATACAGTGAATTTAGCGTTTGGAAACATTTCCTCAATTTTGGCGTATTCTGCTTCATATTCTGCTTCTGTTTTTTCCATTTTACTTTTACTTTTATGGAAATCAAATCAATTTTTTTGTAACGGATATAAAAAAAATTGAAATCAATTTATGACCTAGATTGATATATCAAAATGAACTTCCAACACTACATTGATGCAGCTGAGAATTCCTTCCATGTGCCGATTGACAAGATTGACGGCGTCAATGTATATGTCTTCATTGAAAAGGGATTTATACATCATGATGGGTCTCGGCGTAACGTGGATACCTTGTATTTTGAGATTAACTACGTCCATTCTGAACGACGAAAAGAACGACATTGCATCAAAAATCAAGAGGAATTCGACAAAATGATTGAAAAATTGAAAAACTGGAGATTTGATAAATTGAGGGATAGATTCGTCGAGGGAAAACAAGTGACTGTGGAATTTTACGATTGCCTTGTATGTCCAACCGTAAAATTTACATTTGAAGAGTGTTGCGTATGTTTAGAAAAAACAAATGGAGAGACATGCTGTAATCATCCTCTCTGCTTATCGTGCTTAACCAATCTTAAAAAACCAAAATGTCCGTTGTGTCGAGCAAATATTGAAAGTGAGGAGAGTGATGACGAATAAATCTGTACTCGTTGAAGTACATTGCGTTTTTTAAACTATGATATATTTTGTATATTTAATTATTTTTTGTTAAGGGTGGAGGGTGGAGGGTGGATAGTTCTCTAAAACTCTATATGCTATATATATGTGAAGTGTATTGTGCTCCTAAAAGCACCATTTACGTTTTTTCTCTATAGACTACAATGAAAAATTTTATAACCCTCCACCCTCCACCCTCCACCTTCTATACTAACAAAATTGAATTTAAATATAAAATGTTATGTAAATATAGAAATGCCCCACAAGAATGCTGTTACCCACGCTTTGACTTGGAGAAAAAAGAACAAAGAGCATTATAATGAATATCAAAAACTACTTTCTCGAAAAATCAGGGAATATGAAAAATGTACGAGAAACTTTAGGAAAATCGATATAAACTATTTTATATATTAAAAATCGATATAAAAAAATATTATCTAAACTAAGTATATATGACCCAAACTCTTGAAACCATTAAGGCAAACCTCGACAACGGAATTGTTAGTTTTTCAGGATTTGTCATATCTACTACGATTGAAAAGGGTAAGGAAAAAAAGAAACCTCATTTCCAAAATAAATGGGAACATATTAACAAAGATAACTGTTTGAACCAAGAAAATATCAATGGAAATGTCGCTGTCATATGTGGCGAAGTTTCTGGAGTCACAGTCATTGATTTTGATTGCGAAGAAAGTTACAACCAAATATGTGAAGATTATCCAATGCTTACTGATTTCAAACTTGTCAAAACTAGAAACGGATATCACATATATGGTAAATACAATCCAAACTTGAAGACTGGCACAAATGTATTTGAAAAATATGCAAAAGTTGATATACGCAGTGATGGTGGTATGGTGTTTGCTCCACCTACAAAATACACTCTAAAAGACGGAACAGTAGTTCAATACGAAGACAAGGGAGGATCTATTTTGGAGTTTCCAAAAGAAATTGTAGAATTGCAAAAGTCTATCATCAAAAAGAAGAAGGAAGATGTCAAACAGAAGAAAAAAGACGATAAAATAAAGAAAGACGAGAGTTTAACAGACTTGGAAGAAATATGTAGAAAAATCATTGAAAAAG